AACTGACCAGATATATCGGTCATCAAATTATGAGTATATCCTCTATCCAATGAATGACGCACACGCAACTCTGAAAGGGGAGGCATACCCTTCCAGAGCTCCTCAATAGTCATAGCCCCCTTCCTCTGGAAAGCAATTAGGTCCGCAGGCAATTTATTTCTCATGATACGAGACATCAAAGTCGCTGCAGGTAAACCTTTCAGACCTAACGCATTTCGAATCCTCTCGAAAACATACTTATTAAGCGAATAAGCAGGAACATTTGTGCCATAGGTATCATATGCATTCCCTATACATGACAACATCACATCATGCAAGGATCTATCTTTACCTTCCTTTCCAAAAACAATCTTAGCGGGATAGTGGTGAATTGGCCGATATGGAACTAATTTAGGCCCATTTACCATGTCCCAGTTACGCTCCACTAAGTAACGTTTTAAGAACACTACACCAATAGCCTTTACTCCACCACCTTGACCAGGCAAAGTAACAAGTGGCAATTTCTTATGTATATCCTTGATTGTTACATCAAAGAACTGGTTACCCCACCGGGCAAACGTAAGTTCATTAATATAAAATCGTACATCTGCATACTCTTCAGCAGAGTGAACACCAACAATGTGATCATCACCATACACAATAATCAACAATTTACGCGTAACAAGAAGATGCTGAATCTTACGTCTAATAGAAAGAGAAACTTTACGCATAGTGTATGCAACAAAAAGATAGAACATCAATGCTACAATGAAGGAGTCCGCATGAGACGTAGAAAACACGCCGCTGGCAACACCACCAAAAATGACCTTCCACTCATCACCAAAAAGGTTAGTTATCCTGTTGGTCAAAGTCTCTGCTAACGAGGATAACATACGTTTGTATCTAATTGCCTGATCCCCTGAGAACTTATAATAAACATGAGAGGTCGCAAAAAAAAGCTCGAGAAGAACTCGATGCATTGTTTGATCACAATTCGTAAAATCTCCATCACCAAGCTCTAATTCCGCAAGCAATTCGGCCAAACGATCCGCTCCACCGTACCACCACCTATGGCCTATCTGTATGACTTTACCTCGCTCCATCTTTTGTCTTTGCGAGAGGAGGTACCTTTCCAAGAACTGAGTATCTAGATAACCGATGTTAAAAAAACGAAATTTTGAAGCATATCGGGAATATTCTTCTGATGTAAAGGCGTCATATTTCGCAAAATATTCATTTTTTACCTTTAACGTAAATGCTTTTGCATGCATTTCAATCTTCTTTTCTCTTGCTTGTAAAATATAGTCTTTTAACATTTCTCGACCGCGGTCAAATAACTCAAATTTCTTCCCATTTACGGAAGCCCTGTACCACACACTTGATCCGGGGAATTGGAATGTTGTTTTTCGAC